CGTTCTGTCGTCTTTATCATACACCCGAAAGTATGATAATGTCAACACCCTGGCCAAAGATTTTAGGATTTTCTTCCGACGCGCGCAGGCAATAAAAAAATCGGGGGCTACTCGCCCCCGCTACTTTATAAATCTCCCCTCTCAACTACTTTTTGCAGTTCAACGCCATTCCCAATGCTATTAATCCTAACACCGCGGCAATGTGGACAGCTATCCAGCCCGGGCGGCCCATCTCCCAGGTGGTACCGGCAATGTATCTTTCGCGTAGCTCCGCTAGATTCACCGCTCTCACCCCTTTTTATATAGGGTATCCCGGGGTGACCCAGGCCATACAACACAAAAACAAGGGGGCTCAGTGGCCCCCGCTACTGCTTACGCTGCATTGCTTGTTTCTATCGTCTTCGCCCACTCTTCCCCAAACTCGTCCTTGAAAGCTCTCAACGCAGCTTCAATTAACCCCTTAATTTCGTCAGGTGTAACATTCAATCCAAGTTCCGCTGCCCTGGCCGCCAGCCACTCGGCGGCCTTGTTGTATTTCTCTTCGCCGCGCAGGTCACGGTAGACCTGCTCGGTAAAGCGCACCGCCAGGGCAGCAAGCTCTTGCTTAGTAGTCAATTCCGCTTCGATCCGCCGCATGGCTTCGACACCAATTTGGCGCCTCAGCCACGCCACTGCGTAGGCTGCCAGCAGGGCGGCAAGCGCAAGCACTACATCGTACAGCAAACGCCAAAGCATCCCTTCCACGCTAGCACCTCCTTACTTCCCGAGAAGTTTCAGCACCCGGTCAAGCACGACAGCAATTTCCGCTCTCGTAATCGGTTTATCCGGGTTAAAGCGCCCCTGGTCGTCGCCCTTGAAGATGCCCAGATTCGCCAGGCGCTCGATGCTGGCCTTGGCCCAATGGGTATCCGGTACGTCGCGGAACACGCCCATTTTTTCCTTGCCTCCTTTTTCGGCTTCCTGCCAGGTAATGCCTAGGTAAGTAAGAACTCCCTTCGCCAACGCTTCGGCGGCTTGTCCCTGGAACTCCGGCGAAGCCAGAAGTTTTTCTTCGGCAGGGTTTGAAATGAAGGCCAGCTCCACCAGGGCTGCCGGCGCGCGCGTGTACTTGAGCACCTGGAAATCGGCCTCTTTGTCCAGGTCGCCGTCAGTTAGGTCGCTGCGCAGGCGTAGGTTGGGAAATGCTTGTCGCAGTTCCTGCGCCAGGATGTCGGCCAGCTTATCCCCCGCCGTCTGCCCTCGGCTCGTCCAAACCTCCATGCCGCCGGCAGCGGGATTCGTGGCGCTGTTGCAGTGCACGGACAAAAAGACGTCCGCCGCGAAATTGTTGGAAATGCGGCAGCGGTCATTCAGAGAAACATCTTGGTCAGCGGCGCGGGTCAACATTGTCTGGACGCCGTGCTGCCGCAGGTGCTCGTCGATCTTCAGCACCACCGCCAAGGTTACGTCTTTCTCTACCAGGCGGCTCGGGCCGATTGCTCCCGGGTCTTTACCGCCGTGGCCGGCGTCCAGCACGACCTTATATCGTGCCGCCATCTCCGTCCCTCCTTTCCATGTCAAACTCTTTTCGCCGTATACCAGCCAGCGCTAGCAGTTCGCCCGTTGTAAATGCAAACCAAGCGCCGACTAGCGTGGCCGGCTCCGCGCCGACCCGGAGGAACGCATACAATACTGCCGCTGCAAAAAGCGTGTTCAGTAAAATCACCAGAACGACCACGAATTTGGAGAACTTCATCCTGCTTGCCCCCGGCTCAAAAAAGTAAATATCGCCCAGAGCATACCTCCTATACCCAGCGCTACGGTTCCCACGGTCCACTTCGTCCACATAATCGCGATGTCCAGCTTCTTCTCGATGTTCTCATTTCTCACCTCTTCGGCTGCTTTCCACTCTCGCAGTTCCTGCACCACCCCCGTTAGGCCGTTGAGATCCTTCTGCAACCTGTCATGGTACGGGCAAACCTGTACCGACATCCTTATTCCCTCCTCGCACGAACACCAAAGTCTCAAAAAGTTTCTTCCGCAGGTTATAGCTGTTGCAATGCTTGAGCAGCCCGAGGTAGGACTGCACGCTGGCGTTCACCTCGTCAAGGCTGACCTCGCCCCGGGCATAGGCTCTCTGAAGGTATTTCAGGCGCCGCTTCATTTTAAGGGCCGTTCTTTTGCGGAGCTTCCTATGAGTGGGCCATATCCGGTAGCCACAGAAGTCAATCCCCTGGTCCGCCGTCCGGACGGTAGTCTTGTCGTTGAGCACCAGGTGCAAATGGTCCTGCAGAAAGGCGCCGATCTCTTCTTTGAGTCGCCAGAGATATTTCTTGTCCGGGTGCAAAATGATCACATCGTCCATGTAGCGGATATAATGCCTGACTTTCAAAACGTGCTTGGCGTACTGGTCCAGCTCGTTCAGGTAGAGGTTGGCAAACATTTGACTTGTTAGGTTGCCAATAGGCATCCCGACCCCCTCGACCCTCTCGCACTCGAAGCCGTGGTCGCCCAGGGGAATGCCAAACTTGGTGTCCTCTGACCGAACGATGGTCTCTAGCAGCCAGAGCATGTCCTCGTCGGCTATTATCCGCCGCAAGATCCCCATGAGAACGTCGTGGTCTACCCGGTAGAAATACTTGTTTATGTCCAGCTTAAGGACGTATACCCTGGGGTATCTTCTGGCCAGATACCGGAGCCAGTATTGAAGTCTGTCCGCCGCCCGGTGGGTCCCGTAGCCCACCCTGCAGGCATAACTGTCCGAGATATAGCGCCGCTCCAAGAGCGGGTTAAGAACCCTGTAGATGGCCCACTGGACCACCCGGTCCTTAAATGGCAATGCCATAATCAGCCGTTTCTTCGGGTCGTAGACGAAAAATTCCCTGTATCGGCCTACCTCGTAGGTTTTCCAGATCAGCTCGTTCTGGATGCTGATCAGGTTTTCCTCGAGGTTGCGGGTAAACGCCAGGACTTCGTCCTGAAACCTTTTGCATTTACGGGCCTCCTTGTAGGCCTCCAGAAGGTTCTCGAAATCGTAGACCTTGGGATATAGCCCCTTAAGTTTCTTCATGTCATCACCTCTAAAAGAGGCGCCGGGCGTGGCACCCTTCGCCCTCGCGGGTTACTAACTGCCTTCCCGGCAATTCAGTTTTTTGCCGGTCCCGAGCTTTGGCGGGAGCGCGGCAGGGAAGAAAGCCCCTTTACCCCTGCGCGCTGGAGGCCGGCCCGTGAGCCGGCCACTTCTGGCTACAGGGTGAAGCCGCGCGGAAGCCGATGTTGTTGTCCGAGTTCGAGCGGGCGTTGTTCAGGTTCAGGGCGAAGACCCCCGCACCGGACCCATTGCCCCAATTCCCGCCCCGGATCGGGAGGCGCTTTGGCTTTCTCCCCAAAATGATTAACGGGCTGACTTAAGCCAGCCGCCAATCATTTTCCCTATTTCTGTGGTCATCTTAGACCAGTTCTCGTACTTTTTGATGGGTAGAAACTCCAGGTCCTTTGCAAGCCGTATATAATGGCGGAGGATTTCTAACTGGACGTCAGCCTCTTGGATTGCGTTCTTCTTGTAGTATCGCCTATTGGCCATGATGATGGCCTTTAGCAACTCAAACATGGCCCGCTTGGTCTCGGCCGCCAAAGTGTGCTTTTCGCTTTTGGGGTACTGCCGCAGGCAAATGTATCCGTACTGGATCATGTCGTAGGTTTTTTGTAGAACCTTCAACTCCTCAGCCAAGGCTTTTACCCCCGTGTCCAAGAACTGGGAGGGCGGGCTGTCGCCCGCCCAGCAGATTTCAGGTTTCAGAACCCAGATTACACGGGAATAAAAGCCGCGCGGAAGCCGATGCTGAAGACCGAGTTCGAGCGGGCGCTGTACAGGAACAGGGCGAAGACCCCCGCACCGGACCCAAAGCCCCAATACCCGCCCCGGAGCGGGAGGCGCTCGCCGTAGTTCCGCGTCCAGAACCCATCGCCAGCCAAACCCGTCGCGTGCGGGTAGATCGCAAGCTGCTTAAGGAGATCCGGCACGGTGACGCCGGCCGCTAC